CAGGGAGGACGAGACTCAGAATTCGGTCTGATACCTAGGATATTCATATCAATGGTATAAGGCTACCTTAATAGGTTATAGAAAGTTTGTTATCTATAATTCTACTAACGTACTTCAATAAAATCCGCATCCCGTACTTTAATACGGAAATGGGGATATAAATGAAGGGTAGGCTGAGCCTGAGCTCTAGATGATTCTTGCTCTGAAATGTATTTCCAGAATTTTCTTTCAAAAGTACCTAATTTCATTTTAATGAATTTAGGTTCTTCGTAAGTCAATTCTGCTAATAAACTTGCAGAAGGAGAACTCCTTTGGAGCTCAAGTGTAATTGGATCACCATCATAATAGGTGACTCAATTACCACTTAAAAGCCCGTATATATTGAAGATAGGTCTCTTCTCTTCCAATCGTTTAAAGCCATTATAATAATGACTATGAACCATTGAATAAGAAGGGAGATATCTCCATTCTATACAAGGATCAGAATGAGACTGGCTAAAACCAGGGACAGGTCTATTACCTCAATAATATTCAACATTCGTTAAAATATTATCGAGTAATCTAATAGACTGCTCTCATTCATCAGTATGTATTTGATTAATAGCATACTTGATCCGACCAAGGAGGTTTTCTAATCATAATGGATTAAACGAACTAGTCTTCTCAGCAAGCTGAGACGCTAGTCTTGTACCTAATGAAATGAAACCGAAAGGCCCTTGGACAGTCCGCAGAATAGCGTCGCGTCTAGATTCCTTACCTCCCATAAAGGAGATAGGGGCTCTAGCGAAACGCTGTTCGACAGCCTCCACAGGTGCTTTTCATCCTTTCCCTATAAGATCTACGAAGAGACTGGGAACCATTGATCAAGACTTCATAGCTTGAACAATGTTTCTAGGACCTATCGGGCTATATTCTGCTTCGGGGGATACCAATCTTTTAGCAAATTCACATACTCCAATATTTGAAGTAAGGGATTTACTAGGATTAATATCCAAACCGAGGCAGAACATGATATTATCATAAGATTTAGCTACCATACTATCTCCTATGACAATATCATCACCCAATAAGGCATAATCAGAAAACCACTGTTGAAAACCAACTCTACGAGCGGCTATCTGCACAATAACATGATGAGTTAAACCCAACATGTTAAAGGAAGATAAGCAACCCATAGGTTGGCCAACAGCGTATCTAACAGAGATTTCTTCTTCAGACTCACGTCTGAGGATATAGTCCCTGTCGGATACAACACACCTTCAGGCAGATGCAACTTCCTTACCATAAAGGTAGGAAAGAACATGTGTCTGTAGGTGAATTGGTAACCGATCCGTCGCAGCACTAAGATCAAAAGAGTAAAGATTATTCAATTTCTTCTCCATCAGGTTGTATAGAGGTTTAGATTGATCGAAAGTACCATCTTGTTTAATAGAAGCAAGAAGGTTACTTAAAGATCTATGTAAACCGGTAAGAGAAGCTTGTGTCCAACTATCAATGATAGCAAAGACTCGAACTTTTCCTGCCGCCTCTTCCTTGAGAGAAAGTTTAGCTAAGATAGGATCCTTGGTAGGGATCATATTTTTAACTATACTAATCTCCTGAAGAAGAGCCTCATATACATTAAAACCACCAAATGATGTAGAAAGTACCTTAATCGATTCCAGCAAGTCCGGTTTATCCTTAAGTGCAAACGCATCTAAAGATAGGCCGAAACAAGCTGGATTCTGATTAGGTCCTGCTGCCATAGAGAAATAAGGCTTATTAGGTAATCGTAGAAGACGAGGTTTCAATTCGTCTAATACGTTCCTTACCTCCCACTTAGGTAAATCCGGACTCATCCCTTTAAAAGGATCAGTTATCGTATTCAACTTAAGTTTGGGAGAAGCTCTTATTACTCTAAACAGAGAAATAATCGTCAAGACTGCCCTAATTTCATCCGCCCTACGTTCTCTTATAAAAGAACGTAATTGGGAAGGAAGAATAGAAGGGAGTCCTGAGCGCAAGCCCATCCTTATACCATCAGTTTCCTTTAGTTTCTCACCAGAAATAAATTTCTGTATAATACGTAACGCTTCTTTTAGATACATTACTGTACCATTAGAACCGCTATGTGTTATAAGAGAAACGATCCTTTCTCCCAATAGGAAGAAAGGAGCCGGATCCTGTATATGTAATATCCAAACCACATATCTGATATATCTAGGTATTAAACTAGTACCTAGGTATAAAACAGACTTATTAAAAAATCTTTTAGTATTTTTTAATGATGTTGTTTGCATAATATATATTATAAGATGTGTGCTTAATCAATATAGCTACTCTACTCACTAGACCAATCGACCTCTTGTTGGAAATAACTATGAAAACAGTTATAGTTTAACCAACACACATGGAAAATCGTGTGCCAAGGGTCTTGAATTCTAGTGATGAGCTAAGAATTTAAAAGCATTCTTAACTTCATCTTAGATGTGATGAATCATCTATCAATGCAAGGTTAATGATCGTCCTTAGATAAGGTCATCAGTTTTATCTTTGTTATCCCTTAGTTAATCACTAAGGCAACGTAGGGACTGGGAGATCAGCGCCAATGAAGGCGGTTAAC